CTTCAAAATTTGCCCGTGCAGATAACGGCAGGGGGGTAGGTCCGGCCGCTTGACGTGACCGGCAAGTTGAACGCATGTCCAGTACATGCGTCGGCTGCGGCCTGCAACTGCCTCGCACGGGCAAGCGTGGGCCAGCAAGAACGAAATGCGGAAGTTGCAAGTCGGCTGACGGCATCCGCAGGAAGCATGCCAACCGCGAGCGAAGCCGGTCGCGTCATCGCCACAAATGCCAAAGATGCGGCGTCCACTTTTGCTCCGCAAGACTCTCTCAGGCGTTTTGTTCAGTGCAATGCTCGCGGTTGGCAAGCAGAAGGCGACTGACAGCCACATGCGCAAACGAGAGATGCGGCAAAGAATTTGAAACCCATCCGCACGACATAGCTAACGGCCGCCGGTTTTGCTGCCGCGAGTGTTCGTACTACGAGCCACTTGTTTGCCAGAATCCAGCGTGCGGACGCAAGTTCCGCATGAAACATCGCACAAAAGACGGCTGGAAAAACAAAGGCAAGTATTGCTGCCCAGAATGCTACAGAGATCACCGCTGGGGCGCTGGTCGGCCGCGTCTTCGGCGAAGCAAATCGGCCCGCAGTTCGGCTTCACGAGACGCTCTGGCACGGTCCCTTCGTAAGAGGTGCAAGGTTTACGGAGTCACGTTTGACCCAGCTTGCACGCGACAAGCGGTACTAGAACGCGATGGCTGGGTGTGCCAGAAGTGCCGCGCGGTGTGCCATAAAGAATATGTATTGCATGCAGGCACCCTGACTCCAGACCCACGCAACGCTGAGCATGACCACATTTGGCCGCTGTCGGTTAAAGGAAGCCCAGGCAATGTGTTCGAGAATTCACAGTGCCTGTGTCGTAAGTGCAACCTGTCCAAAGGCGACACAGTCGAGGGACAGCTGCGGCTGTGCCTAGAGGAGGAAGCATGGGGAAAAGGGGTCCGCGTCCGCAGCCAACACAACTCAAGATCATGCGTGGCAACCCAGGTTGTCGGCCACTCAATAAGTCGGAGCCGCGGCCGCCATCCGATGGCGTTGTGATGCCTTCACACCTTGGCGAGGTGGCAGCCGCCAAGTGGGGCGAGCTGCTGCCGCTGCTCCAGGCGGTCAAGGTAATGACGCGGGCCGACGTCGAGGCGTTGGCCCGCTACTGCGATACCTACGAATGGTGGCTTGCCACCCGTGCAAGACTCAAGAAAGAGGGCGACACGTACCCGATTTTGAACGATAAGGGCGAGATTAAGTACATCGCACAGCGCCCTGAAGTCTCGATAGCCAACAAGTTAGCGGCCCAGCTTCGCCAGTTAGAGAGCGACTTTGGCCTTTCGCCAGCGGCCAGAACTAGCCTAAAGGTTGAGCCGGATGCCAAGGAAGAAAGCGTCCTCACCAAGTTCCTTGCCCGCCGCCAGAAGGCGTGAGTGGGTAGAGGGGTTTTCGTACGACCAGGCCGACCCTGAGCTCATCATTGAGTTTCTTGAGGGTGTCTGCGTCCACACGAAAGACGGGGCCACGGCCAAGGCGGGCGATCCGATCCGGCTTTTGGATTGGCACAAGGACGAAGTGATCCGGCCGCTCTACGGCTGGAAGGACAAAGACGGCCGGCGAAGGTTTCGCGTCGCATATTTTGAAGTTCCGAAAAAAAACGCCAAGAGCACACTGCTGTCGTGCTTGGCGATCTGGCACCTGGTGATGGAGGGCGTGGGCGAGCTGGGTTGCATTGCAGCCAAGGACCGCAATCAGGCCGGCATCATCTACGACGAAACAGCCAAAATGATCATGGGATCGCCAGAGCTTCGCGGACTGCTCGAGGTGATCGACAGCCGCAAGACGATCGTGAACCGCAGCAACAACAGCAGCCTGCGGGTCATCTCGCGTGACGCCGGCTCGGCCGAAGGCCCGTCCTATTCGTTCGTGTTCTTTGATGAACTGCACGCCCAGCCCGACAGAAAACTTTGGGAAGCCCTTCGCTACTCGGGCCGATCTCGGCCGCAGCCGCTGATCTGCACAATCACGACGGCCGGCAGCGACAGGCAATCCATCTGCTGGGAACAGCACGAGTACGCCGAGCAGGTGATTGCAGACCCGGCCTACGACCCGCGCTTTTACGGGCGGATCTGGGCTGCCAAGAAAGACGTAGACGATTACTTCTCGCCTGCCGTGTGGCGGCGGTGCAATCCAGGCATGGGCGTCACCATGACCGAAGAGTCCTTTGCGGCCGACGCAACGGAGGCCCGCAACAAGAGCACAAAACTAAACGGCTGGCTGCGTTACTCCTTGGGAATTTGGACAGAAACCAGCAACAGATTCCTAGACCCTGACAAGTGGGCCGCGTGTGCGCTGCCGCCTCCTGTACCTCTAGCCGGCCGTCCGTGCATCCTTGGCATGGACTTGTCAAAGAGCACAGACCTGTCCGCTGTGTCGGCCTTGTTTCCGCACGAGGATGGGACCTTTGACGTTGATTGCATGCTGTTCAGCCCCCGCGACCTAATCATGGAACGCGAGCGAACAGACCGCCAGCCGTTTCAGCACTGGGTGAATGAAGGGTGGATTACGGCTACCAGTGGCAACGTCATCGACCACGGCGTGATACGTGAGTACGTGCTGGAGTACGCCAAGAAACACCAAGTTGAACGGGTGCTAATGGACATGTCAGGAGCCGTGCAGCTGGGCGTAGAACTGCAAGGAGCGGGACTTTTCGTGGAGTCTATGGGACAGGGCTTTCGGGCTTTATCAAGCCCCACGAAGCTGCTGGAAAGTTTGGTGCTACAGCAACGGATACGCCACAGGGGCAACCCGGTGCTGAGTTGGATGGCCGCAGGAGTCACCGTCGAAACCGGCGCTTTTGAAGACATACGCCCGGTCAAGAAGAAAAGCACCTGCCGCATCGACGGAATTGTGGCACTCATCTTTGCCCTTGGCGGATGGGAGGCCAACAGCGTGCGAAAGGCCGCCGAGCAAAACTGGGACATGTTTATCGTATGACTACCGAAAACGCCCTGGCCGACTACCGCCTGTACGACCTGCGTGGCATCGACTGGCCCGAGGTTTCGCCGTCTCGCACGCCGTCTGGCATCCGCGTCAACGCTGACAACAGCATGGCGTGCTCAGCCTACACGGCCTGCATTAGGGTCATCTCGGACGCCGTCTCGGCTCTGCCGCTGCACGTTTATGAGCGGGTGCCGAATGGCGGCAAGGCGAAGGCGTCGAGTCATCCGGTGTACCGGCTGCTGCACATGCAGCCGAACCCGTGGCAGACGGCCCAGGAGTTTCGGGATTGGATGACCGGCATGTATCTGCACTACGGTGCCAGCTACGCCGAGATCCGCCCAGGTGCTCGAGGTGCGGTCTCGGAGCTGTGGCCGCTGCACAGTTCCCGCATGGAGTGTGAGCGGCTGGAGGACGGCACGGTCCGCTACAAGTACCGCGAGCCCAGCGGCCGGCAGACGGTCTACTCACAGTCGCAGATTTTCTGCCTGCGGTTCACGACCGAGGACGGCATTAAGCCGATCCCGACCTACAAGCTGTTTTCCAACGTGATTGGCTTGTCGCAGGCGCTAGAGCAGCACGCCGCGACGTACTTTGGCAACGGTGCCCGGCCCGGCATCGTGCTGGAGTCTGACAATCCCATTCCGGTGGAGGCGGCCGAGCGGCTCCGCGAGCAATGGGAGAGGATGCACCGTGGGGCAGATCGGGCTTTCCGCACCGCGGTCCTGCCCAACGGCGTAAAAGCGCACGAACTGAGCGGCAGTAATGAGTCTGCTCAGATGCTGGAGAGCCGGGCCTTCGCTGTGTACGAGTGCTGCAGGATCTTTCATGTTCCCCCACATTTGATTCAACAACTAGACCGCAGCACGTACAGCAATATTGAAGTTCAATCGACTGAGTTCGTTCAGCACTGCCTGCTGCCGCACCTTAAGCGGTGGGAGGCCGCTATCAGCCGCGACCTGATCGTGGACGACGAGCGGTACTTTGCCGAGCACAGCGTGAGCGGCCTGCTGCGTGGCGATCACGCGAGCCGCTCGGCCTACTACGTTTCGGCCCTGCAAAATGGCTGGATGACGGTGAACGAGATCCGCGAGCTTGAGAACCTGAACCCTATCGGGCCAGAGGGCGACAAGCACTTCGTTCAGTTGAACATGACCACGTTGGACAAGGTCGGCCAGGAGCCGCCAGCACCAGCCGCTGAGGTGGAAGACACCCCGGCCGATGACACTGAAGACCAGGCCGAAGAGGAGGACGCCGCCGATGGAACTTGAACGCCGCTGCCTGACCGTTGAAGAGGCTCCCGAGTGCGAGCTGGTTCTGGAGACCCGTGCCAGTGGGCGCGAGGCGATCCGGGGCCTGGCGGTGCCGTACAACCGTCTGTCACTTGATCTCGGCGGCTTTCGGGAACGCGTCCTGCCTGGGGCCTTCGACAAGGTGCTGAACCGCCAGCGGGGCAAGGGCGAGATCCTGAGCTACTACAACCACAACAGCGACATGCTGCTGGGCCGCGAGTCGGCCGGCACGCTCGAGATCATTGCCGACGATCGCGGGATCTCGTACGTGGTCGAGCCGCCGGATACCTCGGCCGGTCGTGACGTTCTGGCCTTGGTGCGTTCTCGGAACCTGCGGGGCAGCTCGTTCGCGTTCACGGTGTCGCAGAAGGGCGAGCGGTTCACGACTGACGAGGGCGGCAAGGCGATCCGCGAGATTGTGGAGGCGTCGGGCCTGTATGAGGTTGGCCCCGTAAACGTGCCGGCGTATGGCAGCGCCACCTCGGCCGTCGTGGCCCAGCGGTCCTATGAGGCGTGGCTGGCATCGCAGGCTGCGGCCGTCGAATCCGATCCCGACGTTGAGCCCGAAGTGAAGAAGGCCGTGCGGTCGCTGGCCCGTGACGCCGCTGCGGCGTGGTCTCTGAGGCTTCGCCGTGTCTGAACCACGCTGCACCTGCGGCGAGCGACTGCGTACCCGTTCAAGTCGCCCGTGCGGTGACGAGCGGCAGCGGTATCTGCGTTGCCCAAGGTGCGGTGCTCGTGCGGTCGCGTTTGTGAAAACAACACTTTCGGAAGTGCGGTTCTGCAAGGGGCCACACCCGAAGTCCTAACGTGAACTCCATCGGCAATACCGCCGCAGGAGTCTCACCGAACATGGACAACCTTAAGAAGCTGCAGGACGAGGCCGTTACCCTCGCCAACCGGATCGACGCCGTGCGTGCCATCGAAGGCGACGCCGACAAGATTGCCGAGCGTGACCTGGAGCTCGAGACGCTGACGGCCGACGCCGCCAAGCTCGCCAAGAAGATCGACTTTGAGAAGTCGGTGGTCGAGTCGGCCAAGAGCCTGCGGTCGGTGGTGGATCGCTGCACCCCGGCTCCCGAGGTGACCGAGGAGCGGAGCGAGAAGGCCCGCGTCGAGGCGGTCCCGTTCTCGGGTCGGCTCCGTGCGTTTGAGAACGCCAAGGATGCCTACTCGGTGGGCATGTGGTTTAAGGCCAAGAGCGGTGACGCCGAGGCCCGCCGGTGGTGCCAGGATCATGGCGTCGAGGCCCGTGCCCAGGGTTCGACCGGTTCCACGACCGGTGCGGCCTTCGTGCCCGACGTCCTGTCTTCGACCGTCATCCGCCTGGTCGATCAGTACTCGGCCTTCGCCCAGAACGCCACCAACGTGGTGATGCCGAGCGACGTGCTGCTGTTCCCGCGACGCACGGCCGGTGCGACCGCGTACTGGATCAACGAGAATGCGGCGATCACTGCCAGCGACCCGACCAGCAATCAGGTCACGCTGACGGCGAAGAAGGTGACCGGTGCGGTGGTCATCGCGTCCGAGCTGCTGCAGGACTCGATCGTGTCGATCGCCGACTGGATCGCGGCGGAACTGGCCCTGACGCTCAGCAACGCCGTCGAAGAGGCTGCGTGGAGCGGCAACCCCAGCAACGCCCCAGCGGTTGCCGGGCTCGTCACGTCCCACACGGGTGGCCTGCTGGCTGCGTCTGCTGCCACCTACGCGGCGTCGCTCGTGACGGCTGCCGGTGACACGCCCGACGAAGTCACCAAGGCCAACCTGCTGGCCATGATGGCCAGGGTTCCGCAGCACTCGCGTGCGGGTGCCAAGTGGTTCTGCTCGCCGTTCTTCTTTGCGGCGTGCATGCAGAACCTGGACCTCGCTCAGGGCGGGTCGGTGGGTCTGTCGCAGGGCATGGGTCCGACGTTCCTCGGCTCGGAAGTGGTCCTCACCGACCGACTCCCGAGCGGTGCGGACAGCACGGGTGCGATCATGGCCCTGTACGGGAACATGGCGAACTCGAGCTACTACGGCATCCGCCAGGCCATCGAGATCGCCAGCAGCGATCAGGTGAACTTCCTCAGCGACCAGACCGTGATCCGTGCGGTGGCCCGCGTGGCCATCACGCACGCCAACCTGGGCAGCGACACCGTCGCCGGCCCGATGATCGGCCTGGTTGGTGCGTGAGCCTGACGGCTTGACACCTGTGCAACGCTGAGCGGGCGGCTCTGGGTAAGGGCCGCCCGCTCTCTTTTTGCGAGGCACGCATGATCGTTCGGGTTGGTAGCAGCGAGGTAGACGTTCGCGTCGAGGCGTGCTTGTCGATGCCTCGGCTAAGTTTCACAGCAAACCACTTCGCGTGGGCTCAGGCCCTGATGCCGCTGGGTATCCGCCCGACAATGGGCACCGGCGTTTTTTGGGATCAGGTCAACACGCGGGTCTTTGAGCAGTTCATCGACAAGTGCGAGTACCTTCTGCTGATCGACTACGACAGCTTCTTTTCTCAGGCCGACATTGAGCACCTATTTGCCCTGGCTCTCACGTTCCAGTGCGACGCCTTGGCCCCGTTGCAGACAAAGCGGGAAGACGGCCGCCCGATGCTGACGTTGAAGGGCTGCCTAGACAATCCGCCCGAAGGCGGCAGCACGTCTGTGCCTCGGGAATGGTTCCAGGCCCCAGTGCAGGAAGTCGACACCGCCCACTTCGGCTGCACCATCCTCAGCACGGCTGCCCTCAAGCGGGCCAAGAAACCGTGGTTCTGGTGCAAGCCAAGCCCTGACGGCTCATGGAACGATGGCCGCCGCGACCCTGATATTTATTTCTGGTCAAACTGGCGAGAAAGCGGCAACAAGGTCTTCGTGACGCCGAGGGTCTGCATTGGCCACGGCGAATACGTCGTGACGTGGCCCGGCAAGGATCTGAGCCAGCCCGTGTTTCAGTGGGCCAACCAGTACACCCAGACGCAAAAACCGCCGGAATCTGCATGGAGTGCCGCTGAATGAAGACACTGAGGTTTCTACGTGCATGGCGAGGCTACCGCACTGGGCAGGTTGTTGAGTTGGCGGGCGGGCTCGCCACGCAGCTGCTGGCGCAAGGCGTCGCCGTTGAGGACCGCCAGCAACAACTGATCGAGACGGCAGCCGTCGAGCACCAGGCCGAGACGGCCGACGCCACCCCGAGGAAACGAGGACGCCGTGCAGTACCGAAGCCTGACACGCCAGACAGCGCCGGCCGTTGAACCAGTTACGCTGGCCGAGGCTAAGGCCCACCTGCGGGTGGACGTGTCCGATGACGACGCGTACATCGGCACCCTGATTACGGCGGCCCGTGAGTGGTGCGAGCAGTACCTAGACCGCACGCTGGTGGATACGCAGTGGGTCATGCGGTTCGATGCGTTTCCGCCTGACGGCACGCACGACATCGAGCTGCCCAGGCCGCCGATGGTTTCCAGTGGCACGGCCACAGCGGTGGCTCTGACGTTCACGTATGAGAACGGCACCACGGCCACCTACTCGACGGCCAGTTACCGCGTCGACCGTGCCAGTACGCCGGGGGCGGTCAAGACGCTTTACGGCCAGACGTGGCCGCCGCACCTGCTTGATGACAACGCCATCAGCGTTACGTGGTGGGCCGGCTACGGGGCCAGCGGATCGAGCGTGCCGGCGGCCATCCGGTCGGCCGTGCTCATGATTGTCGGCAGCCTGTACGAACAGCGCAGCGCCGTACTGACGGGCTCGATTTCCAAAGAGATTGAGTTTGGCGTGAAATCCTTGCTCGACGCCCACCGCTGGGGGAGTTACCGCTAATGGCTCTTAACGGCCGCATGAACGTGGACGTGCTGTTTCACGACACCGATGGCACTACGTCGCTCAAGGTTGTGTCGCTTGAAAGCGCGACGGAGTACACGGCCGGCAAGGTTGCGGTAGTCACCGGCACCTGCGGAACGACTGCGGTGACCATCGCCAACCTCGGAGGAGCTCTGGCTTACCGTGATGCAAGCGGGGCTCAGGTGTCGTTTTCTAGTTTTGACCGCATGGCTGTGCAGGGCTCCAGTGGACTGATTTTGGCCGGTGCGGGCCAGTACGCCGACATGAGCCTGGTGTCGACAGGCTGGCGGGTTGCCGTGTGCGACAAGCCACCGCAGGAGTTGATTGTGCCGGTGAGCGGCAGCCTCAACATTCGCACCAAGGGCGGAACCGCTTCATACACCGTCGTGATTTATGGCACTTGAACCAGGCAAGCTCCGTGAGCGTGTGACCATCCAGCAGGCCACCGAGAGCCGCAACGCTCTGGGTGAGACCACGCTGGCCTGGTCGACGTTCTCGGAGCGGTGGGCGAGCGTGGACGGCGTGACGGCCCGCGAGGCCCTGGGGGCCGGGCAGCTTGAGGTGAGCATCACGCACCGCGTGCGGCTACGGTACGTGGCCGGGCTGACGCAGCAGATGCGGCTGCTGTGGCGTGGCCGCACGCTGGAGATCGTCAGCCTGCTCGAGCACAACAGCCGCAGTGAGCACGAGCTGATCTGTCAGGAGACTCCCTGATGGCACAGGTGTTCGGGGTCGCCGGCCCGCTGATCAAGCTGGCTCTTGGCAAAGGCAAGGCCGCCAAGGCTGAGTTTTCGCTGCAGCCGCTGGAGAGCGTGGTGGCCGCCCTCAAGCAGCTGCCGGCCGACATCAGCAACAAGTACCAAGCCGCGGCCCTGCGGAAGGCTGCCAAGCCTGGCAAGGAAGCCCTGCGGAATCAGGTCTCGCAGTTGGGCCAGGTTACTGGCAACCTGCTGGCCAGCGTCACCGATGTGACCCGGAAGTACACGAACAACCGGCAACGGCTCCCGGTGACGGTCGTGGTGGTCGGGTTCCGCAGGCCAACAAACGCCAAAAGCCAGAAGATGGCAACGCCTGCCTTTGAGGGCGGCAGCGTGCTCAAGGGTCCGAATCGGGCTTACCATTCGCATCTGGTTGAGTACGGCACGCAACGACGTACGCCTGGTCGGACTCGACGTACCAAGCGACGCCGCGTCGTTCTTGGCGGGAGGGTTCGCACGGTTGCCCAATCCATCAAGGAGGCACCAGCCAACGCCCGTGGAATCCTGTCGTCGTTCGGCACTCGCGGCCCATTCGTCGGCGGCGGCAAGGGGCAGTACCCGAAGGACTTCATTGCCCGTGGCTCTGTCGGCCCGTCGCCCGCTCGCCGGCCCCTTGCCAAAGCCTTGGCGGCGTCACGCTCACAGATGCAAAACGTGCTAGATGCCCAAATGAAGAACGCCCTATCCCAAGCGTTGCGGGCCTACGGGCGGAAGTTCAACGACCT